AGTATTAGGTAGTGGATCTGCTACAAGTACATTAAATAATGCAGGTGGTTCATTTGCAGGTGGTCTTCCAGCAACAACATTAGGATCTAATTTTAATGAATTGATTGGTAATGGCTCAACTAATAGTGATAATATTCAAGGATTTACTAATCCTGATTACATAACTGCATTCAGTATTTTATCAAACAAAGACGAATATCGTTTTAACGTATTATTAGCACCAGGTATTGCTGCTAATGGTGCTGTAGTTGATGATATGATTTCTACTTGTCAAAACAGAGGTGATGCTATTGCTGTTGTAGACTGTACTTTATATGGTAAAATGGTAAGTGAAGCTGTTCAAGCTGCTTCTAGCCAAAACAGTAACTATGGTACTACTTATTGGCCTTGGGTTCAAGTATTTTCAAGTACTTTAGGTAAGGCTGTATGGGTTCCACCAACAACAGTAATAGGTGGTGTATATGCATTTAACGATCAAGTTGCTGCTAGTTGGTTTGCACCTGCTGGTCTAAATCGTGGTGGTGTTCCTTCAGTATTACGTGCTGAAAGAAAATTATCTCAAAACGATCGTGATGTATTATATGATGGTAATGTTAACCCATTAGCTACATTCCCTGGAGAAGGTGTTGTAGTATTTGGTCAAAAGACATTACAGAAAAAATCAACAGCTTTAGATCGCGTAAACGTTCGTCGTTTATTGATCGCATTAAAAGATTATATTGGTCAAGTAGCTAATAACTTAGTATTCGAACAAAATACTAACGTTACTCGTAACAGATTCTTAGCTCAAGTTAACCCATATATGGAATCAGTAGTACAAAGACAAGGTTTATACGCTTACAAGGTAGTAATGGATGAATCCAATAACACACCTGATGTAATCGATCGTAACCAATTAGTAGGTCAGATTTATATTCAACCAACTAAGACTGCTGAATTTATTATCTTGAATTTCAACGTACAACCAACTGGCGCTACATTCCCTGCATAAGGGGATGTAGTTGCTAATATTTATTAATAGCAATTAAACATTAAAATAAAATGGCAGTATTAGACGCTAACGAAATAATGTTCACCGCGTTTGAACCGAAAGTTCAGAATCGTTTTATCATGTACATCGATGGTATTCCTGCGTACTTGATCAAAGCAGCTGCTGCTCCTGGATTCGAAGCTGGTGAAATTATATTAGATCACATCAACGTGTACCGTAAAGTAAAAGGAAAGGTACGTTGGAACGATATGCAATTAAGCCTTTATGATCCCGTAACTCCATCTGGTGCACAAGCCGTAATGGAATGGGCTCGTTTAGCACACGAATCAGTAACTGGCCGCGATGGTTATTCTGATTTCTATAAAAAAGATTTAACTTTAGATATTTTAGGCCCAGTAGGTGATGTAGTAGGTGAGTGGATTATCAAAGGTGCTTATGTTAAAACAGCTACATTCGGTGAATACGATTGGGCTAACGAAGCAGCTATCAACTTGACTGTTAACATCGCTATGGATTACTGCGTATTGAACTTCTAATTCTCTCTTCATATTTCTTTCTTTAAGGCGTCTGCTTTGCAGACGTCTTTTTTTTTCGTATATTTATATATATAAAACAAATAAAAGTTTATGGCTGAATTAAAAATTCCAACTGAAATCGTTTCGCTACCATCTAAAGGATTACTATATCCCGAAACATCACCACTCGCTAAGGGTCAAATTGAAATGAAGTATATGACAGCTAAGGAAGAAGATATCCTTACTAACACTAACTTCATTCGTCAAGGAGTATATGTTGATAAGTTATTACAAGCATTAATTGTTACACCAATTGACTATAATGAATTATTAGTTGGTGACAAAAATGCAATATTAATCGCTGCTCGTATATTAGGTTATGGCAAGGATTATACATTTACCTATGGTGGAAAAGAATATACTGCTGATCTATCTAAATTAGAAGATAAAGTAGTTGATGAACTATTATTTAAACACGGTATAAACGAATTTGCATTTACTTTACCCAATTCAGGTAATAATATTACTTTTAAATTATTAACACACGGTGATGAACAAAAAATCGAAGCCGAAATTAAGGGTATGCAAAAAATTAACCCACAAGGTTCATTTGAAATTACTACTCGCTTAAAACATATGATTACCTCAGTTGAGGGTAAGCGTGAAGCAAAAGATATTCGTGATTTTGTTGATAATTATCTAATTGCTAAAGATTCTAGAGCATTACGCCAATATTATTCCAAAGTATCCCCAGACATTAATCTAAAATTCATTCCAGAAGATGAAAACTATGTTGGGGAGGGCATAGAAATTTCGTTTGGTATTAACTTTCTTTTCCCTGACGCCGGAGTATAGGCTCCATTTATTTTCCCAAATACACGAAATAGTATTTCACGGGCAAGGTGGTTATGATTGGGACACTGTTTATAGTATGCCTATTTGGTTAAGAAAATTTACATTTGAAAAACTAAAAGAGCATTACGAGAAACAAAAAGAAGAGGCTGAAAAGCAACAAAAAATGTTAAAAAACACTCCAGGTAAGGAAGTATCACGACCTAACATTGCTCCATCTAAACCACCAACATACGTAGCTAAAGCGCCTAAAAAGTAGGCGCTTTTAATATTTATACGGTGCAATAGTATATTATGGCAGAACCTACAGTACAGGAATTACAACAACAATTAACAGACCTTAATAAAAAGCTTAAAGAAGCTGGTGGACTAGGTATTGATCTTCAGGAAGCATTTCGTAATGCTGGTACTGATACTAAAAAACTTAATGATTACGTTAAACAATTAAATAAACAATACGAAGATCTTGTAGACAATGCTGATTACGTTTATCGAACATTCCAAGATATTACTGCTGAATTAAAAAATCAAAATTTATTATTAAAAATAGGTAAATCTGCTTTTAAAGGATTTACAGATATTGCTCAAGATTTAAATAGTTATCAAAAAGGTTATAATGAATTAACTGATGCAAGATTTAGAAAATTAAAAAATAACCTTGCATTAGAAAAACAAGAATTAGAATTTGTAGTAGCAAGATTAAAAGCCTCTGAAAGATCTCGTGAACTTGAGTATCAAGCGTTATCTGCTTTAGATGAAAGAACACCTAAACAAGAAGCTAGATTAAAGGAATTACAAAAAGAAAATGAACTTTTAATTAATGCTGTTGAAGCATTAAAGAGTGGTATTCCTATTTTAGAAAAAGAATTAGATTTAACTAAAAAAATAGCTGACACTAGAGAAGATTTAGGAGGAATTGCTCAAGCAGCAGGCAAAACAATATCTCAGTATGGTGGTGCATTAGCTAACTTCTTAAAAATAGAAGATGCTACACAAGCTGTTGAAGAGTTTAATAAAAAACTTATTCAAGATGCTTTAAATACTAATGAAGTTAGAGATAAACTTCTTGATATTGAAAAAAAGAAAAAAGACGCTGAACAAGATTATTTAAATGATCTTTTAACAGAAGAAGAATATTTAAGAAGAATAAATGATTTAGAACAAAAATCATATAATATAAAGCAAAAAGCTATTGATAGTACTAATAATTTAAATAATAAATTTAAATCATTAGGTGTATTTGTTAAAGAGTTGGGAGCTGGATTTAAAAAATCACTAACTGATCCTGTTACTATAATTACTTTCTTTGTAGGAAAAGCTTTAGAGGCTAATAAACAAACAGTAGAGCTAGGTAAGTCATTAGGATATGCAGGAACAAGAGCAGAATCATATAGAGAAAGCTTAGCACAAATAGCTCGTAGTTCTACAAATATATTTGTTACAACAGCCAATTTAGCAGAAGCTTTTGGTGAATTAGCCAAAAATACAGGTTTTGCTTACGAATTTAGTGCTGACCAACTTGAAACACAAGTTAAATTAACCAAACAGATTGGTTTGCAAGCAGATGAAGCCGCTCAAATTCAACGTTTTTCAATATTAACTGGAAAATCATCAGAAGAAACTTATAGATCTTTTGTTAGAGGATTAGCAGCAGCAAGAAATCAACTTAGAGTTGGTATTGACTTTAAAGCAACATTAGCTGAAGCAGCTAAAGTATCAGGTCAATTAGCAGCAAATTTAGGATTCAACCCAGAATTAATTGCTAAAGCAGTAGTAACTGCTAAAGCATTTGGTATGACTTTAGAGCAGGTTGCTGCGGCTGGTGATAAATTACTTGATTTTGGAGGATCAATTGAAAGTGAATTAAAAGCTGAACTATTATTAGGTAAACAAATAAATTTAGAAAGAGCAAGAGCAGCTGCCTTAGCAGGTGATCAAGTAACATTAGCTGAAGAATTATCTAAAAATATAGGTACAGCAGCTGAATTTACTAAATTAAATAGATTACAACAAAATGCTTTAGCTGAATCTGTAGGTATGACCTCAGACCAATTAGCTGAAACATTAAGAAAGAGAGAAGAAGCATTAGCTAGTGGAAAATCATTAGTTCAAATACAAGAGGAAGAAGCAGCTAAAGCCCTAGAAAGAACAAATATTCAAGATAAGTTTAACCAAGCTATTTTAAAATTACAAGGCTTTATAGGTGATTTAGTAGCAGGACCTTTAGGTAGTTTTATAGATATGTTAACTGATGCCTTAAGCTTAATAAACCTAATCGCTTTACCATTCTCAGCTATATACAAACTTACCTCTATGATAGGTGGTGGAATTGGAGAATGGCTTAATGGTTTAGGAGTAGTAGGTAAAATTATAAAAGGTATAGCAAGTGCTGCTATTGTATATGCTGCTTATTCTGCTTATGCTGCCGTATCAACAGCTTTAGCTGCTACTGTATTTGGTGGATTTTTAGCTCCTGCTGCAGGAGCTGCAGCTGCTGCTGCAGTAGCTGCTGCTGGATTTGGGTTATTAAATAGCACTAAAGGAGATGATGTAGTATCTGAAGGTGGTTATGGTAAACGTACATTACTAGCACCAGAAGGCGCTATTAAATTAAATGATAACGATACTGTAATTGCTGGTACTGATTTAGGTGGGGGAAATAATATATCTCCAACACTTCAAGTTAATAATGATAGTTTAAAAAAGGATCAACCTCCAACAATACCTCAAATTGATTTAACACCAATGATTGCTGCTATTAATGAAGTTAGAGCAGCAGTAGATAGATTATACAATAAAGATACATCAATCAACATGGATGGTAAAGCTGTAGGTTCAACATTAGTAAAAGGTACTTATAAAGCAGCATAACTATTAAATATTTATACGAAACATTAAATTAAATAACTATGAGTTTAATTAACAAATTGCGCACAGATGGTACCTTAAGTTTAAGAGGTGGCAAACCAGCTGAATTTGGTGTTAACCCTATTCCACCAAACTCACTACATAATTTATATTCTGTAGATGGTCAGCCTCGTGTAACTTGGAGATTAATTCCAAATAATTTGCAAATGAGACCACAACCATCTACATTAGATGAATTAGATCCAAATGCAATTAACTTAACACCAAACGGTGTAGTATCACAAGTATATAAATCTAGACCAGGTCGCCAATATAAAGATTTAGGACCTAAAGAAGGACGTTATTAATTTATATAGATGCCTTTACTTGACTTAAAAACGAACTTAAAATCACTTAAGTACGGACAAGATCAGCCTGGAGGAGGAAATAGCGACCAGCCCTACATTAAAGTCGATATCAATAATGTTGATAGAGGCTTTAACCGTTTTCGAATGACTAAATTTGATGACGGATTAGTTAGAGGTGGAACAGTAGGTGCTATTAATGCTTCAGTTGTTGATACTCTTCGTATAGGCAAATTTCTTACTGACTTTCCAAAAGGACCTCTATTTATAGTTAAACAGGTTGGATTACAATTGTCCAACCCTCAGTTAGAACATAAAACTAACTTTCCAACAAGTAAACCAACTAAAGGTCAAGGACTAATTAGAAATATATCTAATTTTGTAACCAACACTGCAAATAAAATATTAAATGCTGTTGGTCCTACTCGTATTTACAATTTAGGTATTAATACATTAGCTCAAGTACCTGTAAATGCATTTGGTCAACATATTGTAAGACATGGTTTTACTCCTAGACGCAATGATGACAACTTATATTTTAAAGTTGCTCAACATAACAATAATGAAGGTAATAATAGACTAGTTCAATTAAGATCTATTTTAGGTACTTCAAACGATCTTGGCACTTATATAAGTGGTCCCTCATCTGTTTATGGTATTGGAAGTACTCTTATTAAAAGAAGAGGTGATTTCATTGATATAAATAGAGATACAACAGCAACTGAATGGGCAACCACAGGTTCATTTGAATCATCTAAAGATAAAGCACTTATAGCAGCTTCTGGGTTACAATATAAAAAATATTTAGGAGCATCTAATATTACTCAATCTGACTTAGCTGAATTACAATCAATTCCATCTGCTTCTACAGATTATATTACTGAAAATACTCCTTCTTCAGCAGATAAATTCAATGCATACCAAGATCAACCTACTACTGATACTAAAAAATATGTAGAATTATCAAACTACTCAGGATCAGTATTATCAACTACCCGTTTTCCAAATTTAAAAGAGGGTACTAATATTCCTTCAACATTAATTAATTATACTGCTTCAAATGCAGATACTAGTACTACAAATACTATTGGAAAATGGGATGGTGCATTAACATCAAGTAATGACTTAGGGCTTTCTAAAATAGGAAATGATATTCCTACTGGCTCTATTAATGCAAGCCAAAATGCAGTAGCTTATGCTAACCCTTCAGCTAAAAAATACTCAGAATTAAGAGCACAAATAAATAAAACCTCTAATACTAATCAAAATTTCTTTAAAACTGATACTACTTTTAAAGTAAATAGAGGTGCTACTGATCTAAAATACGTAGCTGATCAACTACAAGATAAATTTGATAGAACTAACGATACTGATGTAGCAAGTGATACAATGGCTTTAAGATTTACACCATTGGATCCTTTTACAGGTATTGCTTTAAATACAATATCATTTTTAGGATATATAACTGATTATAGTGAGGACTATAACAGTAGTTGGAACTCTGTAAAATATACAGGCCGTGCTGAAAGTTTTTACGTATTTAATGAATTTAAACGTACAGTGAGTGTTGGTTTTCAAATTCCATGTTTTAGTAGAGAAGAATTAATAGCTAAACATTGCGATTTAAGTGAATTAGCTTCATCGTTAGCTGGTAAATATGAAAGAAATTTATTAGGTGGTATTATTACTCGATTAAAAGTAGGTAATTATGTAAATAACCAACCTGGTATCATTACTAATTTAAACTTTTCTCCACTTCAAGAATCAAATTGGGATTTAGACGCAAAATTAGCTTATTATTTAAAAGTAAGCTTTGGATTTACACTTATCCACGATTATCTACCTCAATATACTGAATGTGGATTTATATTTAAACAACCTGAACCAGAACCAACACCACCACCTACACCAATACCACCAACACCACCACCTCCGCCACCACCACCACCCGTTCCACAACAACCACCAGTTTCTAATGATACTGGATCGTTTGTAAGATATCCTTTGGGAAGAACAGATTTAAAAGAACCAATTGACCATACTTATGTTAAGAAACCAATTATACTTGATATAAAACCTCAGTTTGGAGGTTTTGGAGGCGGTAGTTTTGGTGGAGCAGGAGCAGGAGGTAGTTTTTAAAATAAATTTAAAATGGATCGCTACGAAAATCAAACTATACTACACACTGAAGCAAATAAGCCTTACTATAAGGGAAGATATTATCCAAATATTCCTTTGTCAGAATCTGATGTGTATGTTATAACTAATGTTGGAGATAGGCTTGATAGTTTAGCTTATGTTTACTATAAAGATTCTACTATGTGGTGGATTATAGCAATGGCTAATAACAACGCTACTAGAGGAGCATTATATCCAGCACCAGGTACTCAATTAAGAATACCTACCGATTTAACGGCTGTTTTAAATCAATTTAGACAATTTAACAGAGCCAGATAATGTTATGTCAATATTTAAAGATACACTTAAAAAGGAATTACAAGAACAACTAAATGTACGTCAAACAGCTTTAGTTGAACGTACCCCTACTGCAATTCAGTATTACAATGCACGTAATGCCTGGATTAGAATGAGTTCTGCAGTTAATGTAAAAGGCAGTAATGAATTAGCTAGTAAACATGTATTGCAAGGAGGAGTATTATATAATGGTAATACTGCTAGAGTAGGTGTTGGTGTAGGTGAGCAGGCTTATAGTTTAAATAACCAAAGTGGCGTTGAAAATAGATTGGGTATTCGCCCTATGCCTGGTATTACAGGAATTGAGGTTAAATCAAAATCAGCATATGGATCTTTAAGAGAAGTAACAGTTAGTTTTGTTGCTTGGGACATTCGCCAACTTGAAGATTTAGAACTACTATATATGCGCCCTGGATATACTGTATTGATAGAATGGGGATGGACACCTTATTTAAATAATGAAAAAAAGTTATCTAACAATATTCAATTTTATGATATAATTAATCCACCACAAGGATTAACTAAAGAAACTATATTTAAAGATTTATATAATAATGCTGTTGAAGAATATGACGGCAACTATGATGCAATGTATGGTTATGTTAAAAATTATAGCTGGAGCGCTCGTGAAGATGGTGGATATGATTGTACTACTGAAGTTATTTCGGTAGGTGAGGTAATGGAATCATTAAAAGTCAACTATGCTCCATTCAATAATATAGCAAATATTGAACAATCTGGATTAATTGCACCTAGGATACCAGATATATCATTACCTTCTGACTTTAAGAAAAATTTAAAATTATATTATTCTAAAAATATATTAGCTGGTTTATTTTATGAGCTATATACAATAGGTAATTTAAAAATGTCAGGTACCCAAGATGAAGGTGCTAATTTTACTATTGAGGATAATGTAAGAGGAACTAAAGTATATTACGATTTGTTTAAAAAAACACTTAATGTTACTAGTGGCCCTGCTGAAGCAGGTTCTGATGGTAAAATTGGAGCTAGTGATGAACAAATATACATTACCTTAGAAGGTTTATGTAATTTATTTAATAGTCATGTTACTTTTATAGATTCTAATAGTAATACTTCATATGTAAATTGTTCTGTATTAGATAGACAATATGCAACTAATAATAATACTGCTAATCCATTAACAGGAGAAGGCTACTTACTATGTCTAGCTCACCCTTTACAACTATCAGTAGACCCAACAGTATGCGCTATTAAAAGTCCTGTATGGGCTAATGGATTTAAAGTAAATGCAGATACAATTATACCATCTGGATCATCAGGGGACAATTTGATAACATTCCCAAGTAAATTATCTGATGTTCAACTAGATAGTGTATTAGATCAATTGTATTATATATCAATTGCAACTAAAACAATTAAAAATAAACAAGCAATTGTTGATTATCTTAAAAGAGTAACCCAACAAGATCCAAATACAGTTAAAGCCTTAACTAAACGCCATTACGAAAAATTAAAAGATCCTAATTACAAAGTTACTAGACCCCAATATGTTGATTTAATTAATGGGGCTATTGATGAAGGAGACAATATTGATAATACTAAACTAGGAAAATCATTACCTGGATCTGGAGTTGGTAGTCAAGTATCATTACACACATTTTTAACTACTAATTTTCTTACTAATTTAGGAACACCTCAAGTTAATGAAGCTTTTGGTGCTACTGTTGAATCTACAAAATCAAATCCTGTAGCAGCACAACAAACTGAATTAAATAAAGAAAAAAGAGAATTAGAAGCAGCACAATCAACCAAAATTGCAAATATACAGTATGTTAATAATATCAAAAGACCATACTTTTACAAAGACGATTGGAAAACTGAATTAGGCATTATAGGAAATATATATGTAAATTTAAATTTCTTATTTAGATTAGCTTTAGACAACAACTTAGAATCATTAGATACTAAAGAAAAAAAGGATATTAACTTATATAACTTTTTAAAGAATGTACTATCAGAAGTATCATCAGCAATAGGCAATGTAAGTAACTTTGATCTATTTGTTGACCCAGAAGATAGTAAAGTGTATATTATTGACGTTAATTACGTTGATGAAAAATCAAGATCAGAAGTATACAGTAATATATTTCAATTAGAAATACATAATTTAGCATCTACAGTTAGATCATATAAATTAGAATCACAAATATTCCCTGATCAATCATCAGTAGTTGCTATTGGAGCTCAAGTAGGTGGTGGAGCAATGGCTACTGATAATAATACAATGTTAGACTTTAATAAAGGTTTAACAGATAGAATTACCCCTAAAAAACTTGATCCAACAACAGATCCAAATCAATCAACTGCAGAAGAAGTATTAAGTCAAGCCCAAAACGTAACATCAGCTCTTCAATCATTATATGAATTTTTTGGAGATTTAAGTTATGGTCCATTTACAGATTCTGATTTTGATGCTGATAAAGCAGGTGATTACAAAAATTCATTAAAGGATTTGATTAATTTTTTCAAAAATTTAACTAAATCAAATATTAAAAATAGAGCTATCATTCCTACTAAATTATCCGTTACAATGGATGGTATTGGTGGATTAGTAATAGGTCATTTATTTAAAATACCTGAACCATTATTACCTAAAGGATACCAAGGTGGTGAATTAGGGTCTAAACTAGCTCATACAATTACTGGTATTGGTCACTCTATTAAAGATAATGATTGGACAACTAGTATTGATGCTCAAACTATTATATTAGACGAACCAGAAGGAGGTCTTACTTTTGAAGAATTAGTAAAAATAAATCCTAAAACAGGAAAAACAGAAACTGAAGGAAGAGGAACAGTAGAGGAAAGAAAAAGAAGTGGAGGAAATAGAGTTAGTCCTGATGACAAACCAAGAAAAAAAGGAAAATGTGATAAATCACTTAAAATTGTAACTCAAGCAAATGCTCCTGGATTAAATATACCTGGTGGAACTCCTTGGGCTACTATTAAAAACCAATTTCCAATAATAAATGGTCCCGTACCTATAAAAGCAGTAGGTACTCCTTTTGATAGTGGTAACGATTTTGCTTATAAAATGGGTTCTATTAAAGTAAGTAAAGCACCTAGTAGAAAAATTAACTACATAGTATTACACTATACTGTATCTAGTAAAGTAGATCCTTTGCATCACTATAAAACTACATGGGAAGGTAGAGAAGCAAGTTCTGATTTTACTATAGGAAGAAATGGTCATATAGCAGGATTTAAAAACTTTAGAAATTTACGCAGTTGGCATTATGGTAACCCTTCTTGGGGAACTGGAATGAATACAGAATCAATAGGATTTGAAATTGAATCTTATGGGCCTGCTTATTATTGTTTATCAACAGGAAAATTCCTTAATGCTTATGATCAAGAATTAGATAAATCTGAAGTTGCACTTACTCCTACTTATCGTGGGTCTAATTTGTGGCATGCTTTAACTAATGTTCAAGTAAGTGCTATTGCTAATTTAATTATATCTTTATATAATAGTGGAGCTATAAGTGATAAAGTACAATTTTTAAGAGGAACAAAATCAACAGGTAGATATGATATATTATTCCCAGAAACAGGATATACATCAAAACCATCACCTGGTATTGTAACACACGGAACTGGTCAACCACCAAGTAGAAAAATAGATATATTCCCACAAGATAATTTGAGACAAATGCTTGATGATTTACCTAATTTAATAGCAAACAATAATAATACAAGTATAAACTGGATACAATAATGAGAGTACCATCAAATATGATAGAAGTAAAATACACCTCAGGCGATGAGTTTGTATTTGCTTTTAACTATAAATACTACCAAGGGTATTATTATGAATTAAATGATAAGTTCTTTATTGGTAGAGAATTTAATGTTGATGCTCCTGAGATAATAAAAGCTAATAGTAAAGAAATCAATGCTGCTTTAACAGATCCAAAAACATATAAGTATGGGTCATTAAGTAAAATTAAACCAAACAATAGTAAACTTATTTCAATCCCGTTAGAGTTCACTCCTTCTTTAAAATATTTAGCTAAACAGATTGCTTCGAATCCTATAAGAATAATATTTACAACTGAAGAAGCTTTTTTAAATGCTGCTAATTATCCTGGGTATATTTTTACTTCAATAAGTTTTGAGCCTGAATTTGGATTTTTAATAACTGAAGAAAATAGAAAGGCTATTCCTGAAATAGATATATTTTTAGCAGAATATTCTCAAATATAGTTTGTAAGTCCAAGATTTTGTCTTATATTTAATATTATAAAGGTTATGAAATATGTTTTATATTATAGAAAGGTCATCTCAATTACCTGCTAAATTTGAGGATTGTTTTGTTAGGTTCATTCCTAAAAACAATAATTTTCATCCTGCATTAACTGAACTAAGTTTAGTTTATATCCGTCCTCTTAATGATAAGAAAGGATATATCTTATGTCTTGATCATACTGAATCATTTGGTATTGATAAGATAGAGGTACTTGATTGGTTACTTAGCCATACAGGTAAATTATGGATACTAAATAAAAAAGAAGCACTACATTGGATGTATCCGCTATCAGATAAATTATTCGATATTAACTTTATTACTTTCGTTGACACAACCGATGTTAGCACTAGGTGTACTGACTATTACTACCGTCAGTACCCTAGTATGCCTAACATTAATTGTTTAATTCCGATTAGTAAGCATTACGAGGAATGTGAAGCAATATTTGATAAATCATTACCTATAATCAGTAAATACACATTAACAAATACAGCATTTCAATTTAATAATTTTAGAACAACTAACGTATTTTATCATATTGAGAAAAACGGTATTAAAGCAGATAAAAACTGCTATATAGAATACTATAAAGACAAATTAACTAATCCCGAATATAATCTATATAAGGGCAAATTATATACTCAATATAATTTATATACAACCACTTCACGCCCATCTAACACGTTTAATAACATTAATTTTGCTGCATTAAATAAAGATAATGGCGAGCGTAAATGTTATAAACCCGAATTTGATAAATTTGTTGAATTGGATTTCCAGGGTTACCATCCACGCTTAATCGGTGAAATGGTTGAATGGCATTTTCCTAATGATAAAAATACATACGAATTATTAGGTCAATTGTTAGGTGTAACACAGCAAGAGGCTAAAGAATTAACATTCAAGCAATTGTATGGTGGTGTTTGGGCTGATTATATTGATAAACCATTCTTTAAACAGGTAAATATGTTTATAGATGATATGTGGGATGAATACCAATATAGTAAGTCATATTCAACTGTAAATAAAACATTCACACTTGATGAAGATATAACTCGTAATAAACTATTTAACTATATAGTTCAAAGTACTGAAACATCAACTAATGTTGAGTTACTTGAATTAGTATTAAAATATTTAGAAGATAAAAAAACCAAATTAGTATTGTATACCTACGACGCATTTCTATTCGACTATAGCAAAGAGGATGGAAATATAATACAAGACATTGTTAACCTATTAGAATACCCAGTTAGCGTTAAACAGGGTAATACGTATCACGGTTTGAAAAAAATATAAATATTTATGATGGACAATATATTTTACGACTTGAATAAA